CTGAATTGGTTTATGAACTTTCCCAATGTCCTGGTGGTGGTGAAAGTTATTTCGGTAACTTTGCAATTGTAGGAGCACCAACACTTGATGTTGTATATGTTCAAGGTTCGACAATTCCTTCAGGTTGTTATATTGTTGTAAGGTCATCAATAATTCCTGCAGACACGTCAATTACAGTTAAAGTTGATTACAATACTTGTGAGATTTGTCAAGAAGGACCTGCAGTATCTGTAACTCCAACACCTACAAGAACTCCAACACCTACAAGAACTCCAACGGTAACACCAACTAGAACTTCAACACCGGCACCTACTTCTTCACCAACAAGAACGTTAACTCCGACAAGAACACCAACTATGACGGCAACACCTAGTGTGTGTACCACTCAAATAACAATTAACTGGGCTATTCAGACTTGTGCTAGAGGTACATTCTCTATCTTGGTTAATGGTTCATCTGTTTATACTAAGAATGCACTTGGTATTGCGGGTAGTGGTTCTGACACGATTACGGTACCTTATGGCTCAACAATTACACTTAATGGTAGTGCAATAAATGTTTCTGGTGGAGGTTGTGTAGGTATTTACGATACTTCAGCAATAAACATGACTCCTTCGTTTGGTGGGGCCAATGGTGTTGGTATTGTTAGAGTTAGTGATGGAACACCAAACAATTTCTCATACAGTTACACTAAAACTTGTCCGACTACGGTTATTACATTGGACTACGTTCCAAACCCAATATAATATTTATAGAATATGAACGTTAGTTTTGAAGGTGAATGGAATTTTGGAACATCTTATAATCAAGGTGATTTTGTTGTATATGAAAATATCATGTATATTGCATTAACTAATGTACCTTCAGGTCAATTACCTCCTAACAACAATGCGAGTTGGGACTTAGTTGTTTATGGTGGTCAATTCGAGCCATCAGCAACACCAACCAATACGCCAACAACAACTCCAACAGTTACACCATCAATTAGTGTATCCGCAACTCCAACAGTTACTCCGACAGAATCTACAACGCCAACCAACACACCAACCAACACACCAACTAATACTCCTACAAATTCCTTAACACCCACACCAACAAATTCTCTAACACCTTCAGTTACTGTTACGCCGACAAATTCACCGTCAATTACACCAACAAGTTCTTTGACACCGTCAGTTACTGTGACACCAACAGAGTCGGTAACTCCAACGGTAACTCCTACAAATAGTGTTACACCAACCAACACTGTTACTCCAACAATTACGCCAACTAATACCATAACACCAACATCTTCGGTTACGCCAACAGGAACACCACCATTAACGCCATCTACGACACCAACCAATACACCAACACCAAGCGTGACACCTGAGCCTGTAACAGGTTATTCTTTTAATTTAATAATATTACCATATAACTTCCCTACAACAGGTAATACAATTATGAATCAGGGAGCAATCCAAACAGGAACAACTAACCCTAATCTTTTAACGACAAGTGGTAGGGGAATATATTTTAACACTATTGATTCTAACGGTATAGATAGGGAAAGTTACTTCACTCAATTTACAGGTCAAAGTGTAACAATAACGATGACTCAAACGGGTAGTACCGCAATTTATTCTGGTGATACAAATTCATTTAAATATTGGTCTGCCAATACAGGTACACCTCCAGGTGTGCCAGGTGATGGTTTTGTGTTTGGCACGGCAGTAGGTGTTCCTCCTTCAAATACCCCTTCAGGTGTTGCAATTTTAATTCAATCCGCAACTACAAATTGGACTGTCGGATTACCTGTATATGTTAGTTTGGTTGTTAATACAGGAATTACTCCTACACCAACACCAACGGAAACTCCGACTAATACACCAACTGAAACTCCTACCAATACACCTACACCAACCGTAACAAGTTAAAAATTAAAAATATTTAAAAGTTATTACAAAACTCTTTATAAATTAATTATTGGATATATTTTTTCTGTAAAAATTAGTTTACATGAAAATATTTGTTCAGATTGCGGCTTATCGTGACCCCCAACTTATTCCAACAATTAAAAATATGTTGGAGAATGCTAAAAGACCCAAAAATTTAAGATTATCTATTGCTAGACAATTTCATCCTGACGACAAGTTTGATGAATTGACTGAGTATGAAAATGATTCAAGATTTAGAATCTTAAACATTCCTCATGAAGAATCTCAAGGTGTGTGTTGGGCTCGTAATCTCACACAACAACTTTATAATGGTGAAGAATATACACTTCAGATTGATTCTCACATGAGATTCGCTCCCAATTGGGACGATGAGATGATTAAGATGATTAAACAACTTCAAAAGAAAGGTTACAAAAAACCATTACTTACAGGTTATGTTTCGTCATTTGACCCCGACAATGACCCGGCAGGTAGAATGCAAGAGCCATGGAGAATGGCGTTTGATAGATTTATTCCTGAGGGTGCTGTGTTCTTCTTACCTGAAACAATTCCAGGTTGGCAACAATTAAAAGAACCTGTAACCGCACGTTTTTACTCGGCACACTATTGTTTTACTTTGGGACAATTCTCAACCGAAGTTCAACATAATCCTGAATACTATTTCCACGGTGAAGAAATTTCAATCGCAGCGAGAGCATACACTTGGGGTTATGATTTATTCCACCCACACAAAGTTTTAATTTGGCACGAATACACTCGTAAGGGTAGAACCAAACAATGGGATGATGATAAAGAATGGGTTAGAAAAAACAATCATTCTCACTTAACAAATCGTCAACTTTTTGGTATGGATGGTGAAGAACAAAAAGGTCATGACGGACCTTATGGATTTGGTTCTGTTCGTAGTTTACGTGACTATGAAAAATATTCAGGTCTTTTGTTTGAAAAAAGAGCAGTACAACAATATACTTTGGATAAGAACTATCCGCCTAACCCATATAACTTTGAGTCGGAAGAAGAATGGAAGAAAAACTTTGCATCTATCTACAAACATTGTATTGATGTAAATTATGCATCTGTTCCTGAAAAAGACTACGAATATTGGGTAGTTGCTTTCCACGGACCTAATGATGAAACCCTCAACAGAAAAGATGCTGATAAGTCAGAAATTCAAAGAATTATGAATGACCCTGACGGATATGGTAAAGTATGGAGAGAATTCCAAACGGAAATAAAACCAACTTATTGGGTTGTATGGCCTTACTCAACGAGCAAAGGTTGGTGCGAAAGATTAACAGGTAATTTGTAAAATATGAAAATGCCCATAGGTGAAATATTAGATAGATATTCTATCGCAATATTAAAGAAAGAAAGAGCAAGTGCTGAGAATCAACAAGAGATTGAAGATTTAACACAAGAAATTGAATCCTACAAAAAAACTCACGAAGAGTTTATTAATGAAAAAATTGATAAATTGATTGAGATTAACGGAATGATTTGGGATTTAGAGTCTGATATTAGAAAAGGTAGAGAAGGTGAATTGGGTCTTGAAGAAGTTGGTCGCAGAGCAATTAAAATCAGAGAATTTAATAAAATCCGTGTTGGATACAAAAACGATGTTGTTGAAGTTTTTGGTGAAGGATATAAAGACATTAAAATGAATCATGCTAGTTCAAATGGATAAAATTGTAATCACATTAACAACTGTCCCACAACGATTAAGTTTTGAACCTGAAGATGGATTTAAACTTTGTTTAAAATCTTTGTGTGAACAAAACTATGACTCATATGAGGTACATCTAAACCTCCCTCACAAATATAATGTTACAGGTGAAGAGTATGTAATTCCTCAATGGATTGAGGATTATCAATTACGATACCCACATCTTAAAGTTTTTAGAATGGAAGATATGGGACCACCAACTAAAGTTGTTCCAACTATTCAAAGAGAAACACCAAACACTCTATTAATTGTTACTGATGATGATTTAGTTTATCATCCTGATATGATTAATGAACACGTTAAGTATCAAACACAACTAACCGATGCTGTTGTATTGTATGATGGTAGAAGTTTGGTACCGACAAAATGGGGTGACTTAAGAGATTCTTGGATTCTTACTGTTAGTGAAATTTCAAGAGTTAAAGAATTACAACATTACAAATCTTGTTCTTATTTTGTTAGGTATTTTGAGCAAGATTTCTTCACAGATTTCTTAGGTAAAACTCTATCAGATGACGTGTTAATGTCATACTATTTTAAACATAAAAAAATTAAAATGTTTGTTGTTCCTTATGAACCTGAAATTGAAAAAGTTAGTTCTTATCAAGGATGGTATGAATTTCAAGGAGTAACAACATTTCCCGTGTTAAGACATACAAACGGATTAATGCACACAGGATGTAACCATCCTGACACACTAAAGGTTCAACCAAAGTTTTTTATACCGGATGAATTTAAAAAAATAGACTACGTATTTGAATGAAAGATTTAATTAAAAAATGGGATGACGAACTTATAGAAAAACATATAGGTACTGAAATAAATTACCTACGTGATTTTTTTGGTGACAAAAATGTCACCAAATTAAGTTACATAGATATTGGTGCAAATGTAGGTAAATTTTATGATGTATTATCCAAAGAATATGAGATTGAAAAGGTTGTTATGGTTGAACCTGCACCACAACTCAATGAATACATCAAAGAAAAATTTCAGTCCGTACCTAATTGTATAATTTATGATTACGCAATTTCAGATAGGTCAGGTAAAACTTTTTTCCAAACACACTCAATAGAACATTCAACACCTGACCATATTAACATGGGTGTATCTCAGATTCACAAAAGTGAAGGATATGAAGTTCAAATGATTAGTGGGTATGATTTTTTTGACCAATATGTTAATGACTTAGAATCATTTGACTTTATTAAAATTGACACCGAAACACAAGATTATCAAATCTTGAAATCAATGATGCCATTGATTCAATCGTTAAATAAAAAACCATTTATTCTTTTTGAAAACAACTACCAAAATCAGATGTCAAAAGAAGATGCAAAAAAAATATTAGATGACTTCACAAACAATTGTGGATATGAGTCTATAAACATTGATGAGTTGTTTGGAGACTCATATTTAAAACCATTATCATGAAAGACCAAATTTTAGAAATAACAAACGAATTTAATAAAATCCCAAAAAAGTATTGGACGACCCTGTCATTGACCGGTGAAGACCATGACATTAGAAGAAGTAAACCAGGACCATATCTAAAGGCGGCTGCTCAAGTTGCTAGATTATTAGGTATGAAAACCGTAGTTGAAATTGGTGCAACAAGATTGGCACTAGCAAATCAATGTTTAGATTATTATGAGAATTCATTAGACCCATTTTTGTCACCACCATGTTGTGCTGACGGACACGGAGGTATTATTTGGACATTAGAAGGTTTTGATGTACATTCAGTTGACATTGACCCAAATTGTAAAACACAAGCTATGTGGTCATTTGAAAACATTAGAAGACCTTTCCCTGATAATCTACATCTTAACATACCAAAAGACGGTATTGAATTTTTACAAGAGTTTCAAGGAACTATTGATGTGTTGTTCTTAGACGGTTGGGATACTGGTACTCACTTGTATAGAGAAAAACATTTAGAATGTTTTGAGGTTGCTAAACCTAAATTGGCAGACACTCACCTTATTTTAATTGACGATACGGATTTTGATATTGAAGATACGGGTAAAGATGCTTATTTGTCACCACACTTACTTTCATTAGGTTACATCCTATTGTTTGATGGTAGACAAAAATTGTATATTAACAAATTATGATAAAACCAATATACGTTTTTGGGATTCATAGAAGTGGGACAAATTATCTAATGAATTTACTGAATAGAAATTTTGGTAAAATTCACGAGAAAAATACCAATAACAATTATCAACCACTTTGGAAACATTCTATTGTTGTTGATGAGTTGGAGGATTATCCCGTATTTGTAATTTATAAAAATGTTTATACTTGGGTTGAATCCATTCTCAAAAGAAAATGTGGTGATGGTCATAACATAATGTTATCTGTAAAATATCTACCTCATTATATTGATGAAAGTCGGTATATCAAGTTAAAAGATGATGTTATGTATTGTGATGGTATGGTTAGTTTTGAAAAACTGATTAACGTTTATAAGCAATTTCATGAGAATTGGATGATTAATTTCCCTAATAAATTCAAAAAAAATCTTTTTTTAATTTCTTATGAAGACTTATTAAATGAAGAAAAAAGAAATAAAATACTATCAATTATCGGTGAAAGATTTAATTGGAAGTCTCCAGATAATTGGGAAAATATGAATCCGGGAAGTATTCCTCTTTCAAGAGAATACACTCAAGAAATGGGTGAATATTATTTAAATGAAAAACCTCGTGATTTAACTATTGAAGAAATAGAAATAATTGATAAAATCATTGATGAAGAATTCAAATTAAAATTAAAAGAAAAAGTAAAAGAATATTATGTCTAAATTAACACTTGTCACTGGACTTTGGAATATTAAAAGAGATGAACTTGGTGAAGGTTGGTCTCGTTCTTTTGAACATTATTTAGAGAAGTTTGACCAACTTCTAAAAGTTGATAATAATATGATTATTTTTGGGGATAGTTCTTTGGAGGAGTTTGTTTTTCAAAGACGTTCAAAAGATAATACATTGTTTATCTCAAGGTCTACCGATTGGTTTAAAAATGAGTTTTTTGACAAGATACAAAAAATCAGAACCGATGAAAAATGGTACTCACAATCAGGTTGGTTAAGTGAATCAACTCAAGCAAGACTTGAGATGTATAATCCTTTGGTCATGTCAAAGGTGTTTTTATTACATGATGCGAAAGTGTTTGACCCATTTGATTCAGAACACATGTTTTGGATTGATGCGGGATTAACCAATACAGTACATCAAGGATATTTCACCCACGATAAGGTTTTAGATAAATTACCAAAATACATTAATAAATTTTCATTTGTTTGTTTTCCATACGAGGCAAATAACGAAATTCATGGGTTTAAGTTTTCTGAAATAAATAATATTGCGGGTACTAAGGTTGAATTAGTTGGTAGAGGTGGATTCTTTGGTGGACCTAAAAATACCATTGGTGATATTAATTCAATTTATTATAACATTTTACAATCAACCCTTTCTCAAGATTTGATGGGTACCGAAGAAAGTATCTTTTCAATTATGGTCTACAAACATGCTGACATGGTAGATTATTTTGAAATAGAATCTAATGGATTATTTGGTAAATTTTTTGAAGATTTAAAGAACGATAGTTTAGTTAGAAAAAACAAAGAAAATTTACTATCTCCAAGTGATGATTTAGATGTGAATAATGCCGCTTTATACGTTATAACATTTAATAGTCCAAAACAATTTGAAACTTTGATTGAATCAATGAATCAATATGATTCTAACTTCTTGAGTAAACCTAAAAAGTTTTTATTAGATAATTCATCTGATTTAACAACTACTGATAGATACAAAGAATTATGTGAACAACATGGTTTTGAACACATCAAAAAAGATAATTTAGGTATCTGTGGTGGTAGACAATGGATTGCGGAACACTCAGAAGAAAACGAATTTGATTTCTATTTCTTCTTTGAGGATGATATGTTCTTTTATCCAAAAAAGGGTGAAGTTTGTAGAAATGGTTTCAACAGATATGCAAACGATTTATATCACAAGACATTAGCAATTACAAAAAAATATCAGTATGACTTTCTGAAAATGAATTATTCTGAGTTCTATGGTGACAATGGTGTTCAGTGGTCTTGGTATAACGTACCACAATCATTTAGAGAACAACATTGGCCGAGTAAATCAAAACTACCCGTACAAGGTATTGACCCAAACGCACCAAGAAGCAAGTTTAATCATATTAGAACACATCAAGGAGTTTCATTTATTGATGGTGAAATTTATTATTGTAATTGGCCTCAAGTGGTTACAAAACATGGTAATAGAAAAATGTTCTTGACTGAAAAGTGGGCCCACCCATTTGAACAAACGTGGATGAGTTACATTTTCCAAGAAACAATTAAGGGTAATATTAAACCTGCGATGTTGTTGATGACACCAACAGAACACGATAGATTTGATTTCTACGATGGTAAATTGAGAAAAGAGTCCTAACAAAGTATTTATCTTTGTATGGAATTCTTTATTAGAAAAAATGCCACTTTACCCTTGTTGAAAATGCAAGTTGTAAAAGATGGTCGTGGTGGTTATCTTGAGTTAATGAATGACTTGGAAACTGCGACTATCTATTTTACTATGATAAATGTTTCAACAGGTATTCCTAAGATTGTTTCCGCACCTTGCCAAATCGTAAGTTTGATTTTGGCTGATGGTGCAACCACAGAATATTATATCTACTATAGATTCACTGCACGAGACACTAATACACCGGGTAGATACCAAGGTCAATTCTTAATTAAGAATGAACAAGGTAACTTAATTGTCCCAATTAGAGAAGAGTTGTATGTCAACGTAGAAGACAGTTTTATTTCTGAAACTGCTTGTTGTTAATTTTGACAAATCAATTTTCCGTAGTATATTTACAATTGAATGAGAAGACAAACTCCGCAAGGTGTGGAAGATAATGTGTCACTCGGTAAATTGTAATTATGATAGACGCAAACGAAATTAAATCGTTCTTAGAGGGTAATGACCCCGAAGAATTTATTGTGGCTTGTGAATTTGACTACGCTTCAGATTCAGTCTACAAAATCAAAGAGATACCTGGTAAGGGTAAAGAAATTAGAAAAGACACTTTTATTCCTTTTTGTTGGGTTGGAGACCTTAAAGGTTTGAACTTTTATGGTAACTCAAAAGGGGCTCAGAAAGAAGCCATGACAAATCACGGTATTGTGATTGAGAAACTTCAAACCCATGGTGATGAACGTATGGAGAATGGGCTTACCTATATGGTTAAGTCACTGAAAGGTTACAGACACCTAATTCAGTTTTTCCGTGATGGTGGTGCAGACCCTTGGGGAGAAAAGTTCAAAGACAAGATTATGATTCTACCTCCTGTAGAACAATATTTTATTTCCAAAGAAAAACGTTTGTTCAAAGGTTATGAGGATTATGATGACGTAACCCGATTGGTATATGACTTGGAAACGACCTCACTTGAACCAAAGCACGGTCGTATATTCATGATAGGTATTAGAACCAATAAAGGTTTTAATAGAATTATTGAGTGTATTAATGAGGAAGATGAGAAGAAGGGAATATTAGAGTTCTTCAGCGTAATTAACGAATTAAAGCCAAGTATCATCGGTGGTTACAACTCCGCAAACTTTGACTGGTATTGGATATTTGAACGTTGTAAAATATTGGGTATTGATATCAGAAAGGCGTGTCGTTCATTACACCCTCAACATTCAATAACTCAAAAGAAGACAATTCTTAAACTCGCGAATGAAGTAGAAGACTTTATGCAAACTTCCATTTGGGGTTACAATGTAATTGATATTATTCACGCGGTTCGTAGAGCACAGGCAATTAACTCATCAATCAAATCTGCGGGTTTGAAATACATTGCAGAATTTATCAATGTGAAAGAAGAGGACCGTGTATACATTGGTCATGACAGTATCGGTAAGATGTATACCGAAAACCAAGAGTATTGGTTGAATATTAAAAATGGTGAGTATAGAAAAAAGGGTGACTTTGTTGATTTGGATATAAAGTTTCCTGATACATATATTCTCACAACAGGTTCTGAAATTGTTGAACGATACCTCCAAGATGATTTGGAAGAAACTTTAAAAGTTGATAAGGAATTCAACCAAGGTTCATTCCTTCTTGCATCAATGATTCCAACAACATATGAAAGGGTATCTACCATGGGTACCGCCACTCTTTGGAAAATGTTAATGTTGGCTTGGAGTTACAAACACAATTTGGCAATTCCCGCAAAACAAGGTAAAACAGACTTTGTTGGTGGATTATCACGACTACTTAAAGTAGGGTATTCAAAAGACGTACTCAAACTTGACTTTTCGTCACTATACCCTTCCATTCAGTTGGTACACGATGTGTTCCCCCAATGTGACGTGACAGGTGCGATGAAAGGAATGTTGAAGTATTTCCGTGACACTCGTATCAAATACAAAGAGTTGGCTGAGGATTGTTATACTACCGACCCAAACAAAGCGGCGACCTATAATAACAAACAGTTACCGATTAAAATCTTTATCAACTCCATGTTTGGTGCACTCTCCGCACCTCAAGTATATGCGTGGGGCGACATGTATATGGGTGAACAGATTACTTGTACGGGTAGACAATATCTCCGTCAGATGATTAAGTTCTTTATGTCTCGTGGATACACCCCCCTTGTAATGGATACGGATGGTGTGAACTTCTCACTTGCTGAGGGTGCTAATGAAAGAAAGTATGTTGGTCGTGGACTGAACTGGAAAGTAAAAGAAGGTAAGGTTTATGAAGGTGCGGAAGCGGATGTTGCCGAATACAATGACATCTTCATGAGAGGTGAGATGGCTCTTGATACGGACGGTGTATGGCCGAGCTGTATTAACCTTGCCCGTAAGAACTACGCAGTTATGGATTACAAGGGTAAGATTAAACTTACAGGTAACTCCATTAAGTCAAAGAAACTACCCGGTTACATTGAGAAGTTCTTGGACAAGGGAGTTAAGATGTTGTTAGAGGGTAAGGGTCAGGAGTTTGTTGAATACTACTATGAATATATTCAGAAGATTTACGACAAACAAATCCCACTTGCTCAGATTGCTCAAAGGGCTAAAGTGAAACAAACACTATCTGATTACAAATATCGTTGTACACAGACCACCAAAGCGGGTTCCTTGATGGCAAGACAAGCTCACATGGAATTAGCTCTTCACCACAAGATGAACGTAAACTTGGGGGACGTTATTATGTATGTTAACAACGGTCAGAAAGCATCTCATGGTGATGTTCAAAAAGTTAACAAACTAAAGAGTGGTTGGAGAAACGAAGATTTGGAGTATTATGTTTTGAATAATGGTACAGAACCTAACGAGTCTATGACATCTATGATTAGGTTAAATTGTTATATTCTCAGTCCTGATGATTTGGAAAACAATCCTGACTTGACAGGTGAGTATAATGTACCAAGGGCAATCACTACATTCAACAAACGTATTGAACCTTTGATGGTGTGTTTCAAACAAGATGTTCGTAATGAGTTAATTGTTGATGACCCAAGTAAACGTGGTATTTTCACCAAGGCTCAGTGTGAGCTCATTAATGGTTTACCTATGGGACCTGGTGACCAAGATGAACTTGATGAGGTTATGAGTATGTCGGAAGGTGAAGTTTCTTATTGGAATAAACGAGGTTTATCCCCAAATTATATGTATGATTTGGCAGAAGAAGGTTGGGAGCAGTATATTTACAGTTATGAAACTGAAACACATAGTTGACTTTAGTGTTAACAATCCTGACGCTGAATTTTGGATAATTCGTAAAGGTGGTGAAACCACGGTTGGTAAACCCACTCGTGAGTTTTCACCTGAACATATCGGTGTGACCATTACCCGTCCTGACTTGGTTTTGGCCGACTATCTTTACTATGTGTTTGAATATCTTGCAAGCCAAGGTAAGATTGCCGAGTTATCTCACGGAACAACCAATTTGAAAAATATTAGAATTAGTGATTTGGAGAATATTTCTATTACGAATTCTTAAGACCGTCAGATGATATAATATACCAAGTACCTGCACAGAATCTAAATTCAACACAGGCTCCACGACCTATAACAAGTTCGTCAAATTCTTCATCAATCCATCCTCGGTCGGGAACAATTGTTACATTTGTCATTGCTTTAATCACAGTATGGTCTGTGGTTATTGCATTTAACTTAACTTTACATTGGTCAATACCTCGTATTACGATACAGGCCTCACCATTTGTTTCATAAAATGATTCACTGACAACGGATACTTCTGAAGTTGTAATTAATTTTCCGTTAATTACTCTTTGCGCTGGTGTACTTTTTATAATAGACATAAATTATATTACATATATTTGTCTTGGTGCCGCACGGAATTTCATTTGTTTATTAAGATTTTCTGCAATTTCAGCTTCCTTCTTCATTTGGTTTTCAGGACGCAGTCTTTCTAATCTTAATTTCAATTCTTCCTCTAATTTTGTTTTTTCATCTTTAGCTTCTGTTAATAAGGATTGGTAATCCATAACAATTTCTGTGTCAGGAGTTTTTAAGTTTCCACTATATTTTCCTCTAACACGAGCTAAAGTTTCTTTAGCATATGCGGTAAACCAACGTCTAACCCACTGTTGAGCGGGTGCATTTAACTCTTCCCATGTCAAGTCTTGAATGGGAACATCTGAAGGTAATTTAATAACGTCAGGATTGTCTCTTAAACAATCTGCCCTACTATCAGGTGTTGTTTCGTAATACCAATACCACACGGCTTTACCGGCATATAGTGAGTAGTTATTCCAATTGAATCTTCCTCCTGGGGTATTGTATAAGTGAATTAATCTCTTACCATCAGGTAAACCTGTGATACGATAAGTTAATGAACCACCCAAAATTCTATTCAAAATGTTTGCTTCTTGTGCTCTTAATAGATAATCAAAACCACTCATCATAAAGTATGAACCAACATTACCAAACTGAGCATAACCAGCTTGAGATGCACCTAATCCAACGCCACCAAATCCACCACCTATACCACCAAACAAGGCCAAACTTTGTGAAGATTGGTTTGAGAACCATAATAGTTCATTAACTTCCCTACCCGCAGGAATCTCATAGGTTTGTGTATTAGCACTTAAAATGAAATAATCCTTCTTTAAAACCCAAGGACCTTTTGTTTGTAATCCAACAATTTTTGAATATGAATACGAAAATTGGTCTTCTAAATTCATGGTACGAGTAATCAAAGCTTGCGCAACTGATTTTTCACTCATGTTCAAGTTAACTAAGTTAACCCAATTAGATTCAATTAACCAATCAAGGGTATATTGTTCATAATCTTGAACAGATAGTTCCATTAAGGAATCTAACATTTCATCCTCAAGTTCTACACTTCTAAGGGGAGCACCTAATTGGTGTTTAATCCTTGTATAGATTTTACTTCTTTCTGGTTCGGGTATTACTGGCATACCTATAAATACTTTAAAATTACTTAATGTGGTATAATAAGTCGTTCTTGTCAAATACATACTGACCAAGAACTATTTCAGGTCGGTTTCTAAAGACTAAAACATTTTTACCACGAATAAAAACCATCCAATCAACTTTATATTTGTCAATTTCTCCTGTTTTTGTGACAACTAACTTTTCATCCTCGGGAATAAGTTCATCAAAACCTTTTACCTGTGCGGTAATTTTTCTTCCTTTGTGGACGATTTCTAAATCAATTTTTTTATAAGCGTCTTTCTCTTTACCCGCACCTGCAGCAATTTCAACAGTAGTTTCAGGTAATTTAGTTTCCAAAACTTTTTTTGCCATCTCTTCTCTCTTGATTCCGATGGAATCTTTTTCCTTAAGAGTTGCCATAATATTCTTAAATGTGTACGATGTTTTAGAGAAAATTCTATCTTGGAACTTTTCAATGTAGTTACACATTCTCTTCATTTCAGTAATCTGTTCGGCAGGAGTTTTCAATTCAAAAGATATTGGTTCTTGACCCATCTGACCTTGAATGACTTTATTCAAATCATTAACCACGATACAGAAAACCGAGTAGTTTGTGTTCATATAGTTAATAACTGAACGACCTGGTTTTTCCAAATTATAAACACCGGGTATTTCACCATCTTCTCTTTTGGTGTGATACTTGTCAGCAAAAACTTTTTGATGGACTTTGATGATTGTGTTTTTGTAAATGTTTCTTGCGTTTTTGTTTACGTTGAATAAAACACGATAAGTTTCAATATCGTCTCTTGAACATCCCTCGGATTTTGCTTCTTTCAAAAGTTCCCCCATTTCTACGGATTCTAATAATGATGTTTCAGTTTTCATTTTGTACAAGTTAGTGACAAAATCCCAATTAATCACAGACCAAAAGTTTTTTACATACTCATCTCTCTTATTTTTGTATTTGAGATAATAGGCGTGTTCCCAAACATCCAACCCCAATAATGGATAACCCCCACCTTCAATGATGTTCATCAGTGGGTTGTCTTGGTTTGGAGTGGACATAATCTTAAGGGTTCCCTTGTTGGTTAACACCAACCACACCCAACCTGAACCGAATCTTTCTTTAGCTACAGTTTCAAATTGTTGTTTGAATTTTTCATAGGTACCAAAGTCTTTCTTGATAATATCTTCCAACTCTTTGGTAATCTTCATTTGTTTTGGTGTTAACATGTTCCAAAACAAAGCGTGGTTAAAGGCACCACCTGCGTTATCTCTAATACCTTTTGGGTAACGAGAAATGTTTCTGATTATTTTTTCAAGGTCTTGGTCACCTTTTCTTTTTTTCAGTAATTGATTTAATTTGTTAACGTAACCCTTGTAATGTTTGTTGTAATGAACATCCATTGTTTCGGGGTCAATAAATCTACTGATGGCTGAATAGGCGTACGGAAGTTTCTCAATTCCGATTTTTTTCATTTCTTTGATTAGAACTTTAACCTCTTCTTTTTTTTGTTCGTGTAGAATCTTCTTTTCAAGTTTTTCTACTGATTCTTGTAATTGTTGCATTGTAAGTTATTTCTTTATAAATAATAGAAAGAACCCATTTTACCTTCTTTGACTTATACTCTTTAGAATTTCTTCCACAATATTTGTATCATCCTGTTGAATATCACCCATTACCGTTCCGATAATCCGCTTTTTAACATTTAAAATATCGTAAATAATTCCTTCAATTGTATTGTCAAAAATTGGATAATACACCAAGACATTGTTTTTTTGTCCATATCTGTATGCTCTATCTTCAGCTTGAGAGTGGTCTGATGGAAGGAATGAAAGGTCATTCATAATAACCGCCTCACCTGATGTTAAGGTAATACCCACACCCGCAGCTTTGATGTTGCCAACAAAAACTTTAACCTTTTCATCTTCTTGGAATCTATCCACAGAATCTTGTCTTTGTATCTTGGACATTTGTCCATCAAGTCTAACTGCAGATTTTCCAAAGTGTTCAACAATGGTTTCCAAAGATTTGGTAAAGTTACAAAAAATAATAACTTTTTTTCCTTGTTCTATAATGTTCTCGGCAATTTCAATTGTATGTTGAGTCTTCTCCTCGGCAATCACCTGTCTTACCTCGGTCAATTTGGTAAACTGAATTGAAAGGTTTTTACTTTCTTCAGGGTTTTTTTCGTACCAATTATAATAGTCACCCATAACTTCCTCGTATTTTTTTGAACGAAGTCTAAGGTAAACTGGTGTTATGATTTTATCGGGTAAATCCAACACGTCTTCTTTTAATCTTCTTAAAACGGTTGATGAGGTTCTGTCCCTCAATTCTTCCAAATGCGATGCCCCCATCACATTCCATACTTTTCTATTTCCAACTTTGAATTGGTAACCTGAGCAATAACGAACCACGTAAGCCATCCAATTCTTTGCCACGGGTGAATCCACCAATGACAATAGATTGAAGTAATTAATGGGTCGTGAGGTCATAGGAGTACCCGTTAACAACCATAGTCTATCCACGTTCTTAACCAAATCATTAATTAGTTTGGTTCTTTGAGCTTGGACGTTTTGAACATAGTGAGCTTCATCAATAATAACCAAATCAAACTTTGATTTAAAAATTAAAGATTTCTCGTTGTCTTTTGTATCGTGAAAATTCTTGATGATGTCGTAGTTCATTATCAAAATGTCGTGATTCTCAGAAAAGTTCTTACCATCACAAACATAACTCGTCTTATCAGAATACAGTAGGAATTCTCTTTGCCAGTTAATTTTAAGAGTTGCCGGACAAATAATTAAAATCTTTTTTGCCCCCGTCTCCAACGCTGCGATGATTGTTGATGTGGTTTTACCCAAACCCATATCATCCGCCAAGATATACTTCTTATTTTTTAAGAGTTCTTCAATAGCAACCTTTTGGTGGTCCAACGGAGGACGGTGTGAATACTTGGAATAATCAATTTCTTTAATTTCAACTTTATTGTCTTTAATCAAAGATGCTTTGGGAATCCAAAAATCGGTAAATGAATCGGCCTCAAAAAACTTACCCCACACATGATATGCTTTGTCTTTTTCAGCCAAGAGTTTTTCAACCCAAATCCTTTCAGGAATCTGAAGAAGAAATTTGTCGTTGGCAAGTTTGTTTGCAAAGTACGAATCAAGGACAACCCACTTTTTCGCAACCTTGGGGGTCTTGTCTTTGTTGGTTAAAATATATTCCGACTGAGCCCTTGTTGGATAAAACTTAGGATTTAATTGGAGTTTGTGTTTTAGGTTAATAATATAGTTATTTGCACCCTCATAACTTTCAAGTGCGGTAATTGCTTTGGATTCTATTGTAAGACTAATTCCCATCTCGTATTTATTGGTACGTAGGTTTATACACAAACATATTAAATATAATAAATAAGAATGTATTTATCAATATATGTCAGATAAGTTAGTCCCTATTACAAGATTAGGTAAATTCTTTGGTGGTGAAGATTACTCTTTGGATGTTGCCATGGGTTCGGAATGGCTTGAGGGTGACATGAATTTTACGGTTATTCTCTATAGAATAGATAGATATAAAACTCTACAGGACGATGTATATGGGGAGGTACCCGAAGGAGGTATCCAATTTCTTGCTCCTGTAGAAATTAAAGGATTGGTTCAAATCTTAGCTCCTACAGCACAAAAGTTAGGTACAAGTAGAATTGAACAAAATGAACCAGGTAATATGAAGTTTTCTATTTACCAATCTTATTTGGATGAACTACAAGTTGAAATTCAAATGGGGGATTACTTGGGTTATTATGAAACTGAAAGTAAAGTTAGATACTATTCAGTAGCCGATGACGGAAGGGTCGTTTCAGACAATCGTCATACTTATGGAGGTTATAAACCATTTTACAGGACTATTATTGCAACACCTGTAAGTCAAAATGAATTCTTTGGTACGTAATGGCATTTCCAAAACAAATTAAAACGAATATTAATTTAGTTCCATCAAAAACTCTTTCGGCAAGGAGAGAACAATTATTGGAGTTTATCAACAAAGACGGAACCTATCTTCCTCAAAGTGTTTTACATGCTGATTTGGATTTAGGTATGTTGGAGTTTGTAAAGACGGAATTGAAAACTACCGTATCGGGAAAAGATATTAATGTTGTTGACAAGATTATAACTAATCAAAGATGGTCTCAATTCACAGAAACTTGGAATTTTAAAGACCCTGACTTTAACGTACAACTCCCGTTTATTACGGTGGTTCGTCAACCTGAAGTAAAATACGGAACTAACCCTTCAACCCAATACACTATTCCAAATAGAAAACAATTTTATTATGCAACGGTTCCTACTTGGAATGGAAACCAAAAAGGGTTTGATGTTTATACAATTCCACAACCTGTTCCTGTTGATTTAAATTTTCAAGTAAAAATTATGTGTAACAGAATGAGAGAGTTGAATACATTTAACAAAAATGTTCTTCAAACTTTTTCATCTCGTCAGGCATATACTTTTATTAAAGGTCAGTATGTTCCAATCATTATGAATAACATAACTGATGAGTCGGTAACTGAAATTGAGAGAAGACAATATTATATTCAAAGTTACGACTTCACTATGTTGGGTTATTTAATTGATGAAGAAGAATTTGAAGTAAAACCTGCAGTGGCTCGTGTTGTTCAATTATTTGAGACCGATGTTAATGTTGCTAAGGGTAGAAGAGCCGAAATATTTCCACCAAACCCTAACGAATTTGAATATCGTTTATTTTACACTTCGGGTAACACAACCTTGATTGATAACCAAGTTGATTACAGAATTAATTTAAGTTTGGTATCAACAAACAACGTTAGTAGTTGGGATGTTACAATTAATGGAGATTTTTATGGAAGTAATTTAGATACCATTCAATTGAATACTGGTGACATTTTACAGGTGGATATTACGAAAGATAATGTGGGTGAAGAGGCGTTAATTTTATACAACGCCAAACTAGTTTAATCCTCTCCGTAAATGTCTTTTTTCACTTGGCAATTGTCGTAGATGAGTTTTTCAACAAATTTATGAATTTTTAAACCTTTATCCTCACAATACTTTTTTAATACAGTATGTGCCTTTTCAGATATTTTTAGGTTCTTGATATTGTCATGGTTAGTTTTCATAAAGTATGAAAAAAGGTAGAAAAAAATCTGCCAGTTTATTAATACATATTTAAAAGTCAAGTTTTTTGTATTTGAAATGAATATTTATCTATAAAATAAAACCGCACAAGAAAAAATTAATCAATGGCAACAGCACAAGCTAATCAGAAAGTATTTGTATCTCCAGGTGTTTACACTTCGGAAACCGATTTGTCTTTCGTAGCCCAAAGCGTAGGTGTAACTACTTTGGGTCTAGTTGGTGAAACATTAAAGGGTCCAGCATTTGAACCTATTTTTATAACCAACTTTGACGAATTTCAAACATTCTTCGGAGGTACCGTTCCTGAAAAATTCATTGGAACGCAAATCCCTAAATATGAAGCCGCATATATTGCAAAGGCATATCTACAACAATCTAACCAATTATTCGTAACAAGAGTTCTTGGTTTATCAGGTTATGATGCGGGTCCTTCTTGGTCTATTAGAGTGACCGCTAACGTAGATGGTACGACAATCGGGGTAGATACGGATGTTGTAGCATTAGACTTTACTGCAGTAGTAACTGGTAACACAGGTGTTAGTAATGTTTTAAACTTTACAACTCCATTACCTGACGTTATTGCTGACAATCTTAACATTCAATACTTGTTAAACAATGGCTCAACAAGCACTTACAACAAAGATATTTTTAATTTTATTTTAGGTGTTTCAGGTAACACAAATATTACAGGTACTACGTTGAATGTTTATGGTTCAATTCCTGAAACAGAATACAATGACTTGTCTGCACAATACACAACTTTGGGTAACGTATTCAGTGTTGATAGTATGAACTTATTGTTTAACGATTTAACAGATTCTGTTAATGACCCTTGGTATTATGCAACTTTCACAAATTATTCTAATAATAGTTACTCAGGTTTTTCTTGGGATTACGCGGTTACGGATTTCACTACAGGTGGAACAGGAAATTTTGACGTAACTTTATCAGGTACTGTTTATTACTACAGTGGAACTGCTTATACAGAGTACAATAACTTAGTTGTTGCAACTCTTCGTTCAAGAGGTATTTCAGTGTATGATGCTAACAATCATGGTCCTGTTTATCAAGTAACAGGATTGACTGACTTGGATATGATTTGTACCGGAGCGTATTCGGGTGTTACAAATAGTCCATTCTCAACCTTCCTATTAAGTGGTGTTACTTATGAAAATAAAACATTCCAATTTGAAACTTCATTTGGTAGTGTTGATGCAAATTACATCACAAAGGTTCTTGGTATTACTAACTTCTCAAAATCAAGAACTGAGGTTCCTATTTATGTTGAAGAGTCATATCCAGGTTTATTAAATTATGCATATAACAAAGGATTTATTAAAGGATTAAACTGTGATTTGATTGCTTTACCTGAAGCTAGGGATAAAAATTCAACAACTTCTATTGCTTGGTTCTTGGACCAATATCAAACACCAAAGACTCCATTTGTTGTATCTGAGTTAAGAGGTAACAAGGTTTATAACTTATTTAGATTTGCATCAATTTCAGATGGTGGTTCTGCAAACACAGAAGTTAAAATTTCAATCGCTAACATTTCATTCTCAAATCAAACTTTTGATGTTTTAGTTAGAGATTTCTTTGACACAGATGCAAATCCTGTTGTTTATGAAAAATACACAAACTGTACTATGGACCCAGGTTCTAACAGTTTTGTTGCTAAAAAGATTGGTTCTGCTAATGGTGAGTTTCCGTTAGTATCTGCTTACATCATGATTGAACTTTCTGATGAAGCACCAATAGACGCATTACCTTGTGGTTTCCGTGGATTTGAAGAAAGAGTTTACGATAGTGTATCAAACCCTTCACCATTCCCTGTAATCAAAAACAAGTACTTCTTCCCAGGTGAAACAATCTTTGACCCCCCATTTGGAAGTACATACGGTGGAGCAAACATCGTGTCTTCAAGTGGTGACGTTGTAAGAAGAACTTACCTTGGTATGTCTTCACAATTTGGGGTTGACTCTGACTTATTACAATACAAAGGTAAACAAAACCCTGTAGTAGGTTGGGATACTGCAACTGAATCAGCACCATGGAACTACCAAACTCAAGGTTTCCACATGGACTCAGGAGCGACTGTTGTTACTATTAGTAACTTTGAAGTAACAAGTGGTACACCAGCGTTTGTTTGTGGTATTGCAAGTTTTGATGGTGAACCAACAACTCAAGATAATCCATATTACTTCTTATACTCAAGAAAATATACATTCTGCTTCCAAGGTGGATTTGACGGATGG